AAGCTGCACGAGATCGACATCTGGGACGATGCCGAGATTGTCCGCAAAAAGGCGGCGGCCCTGTGGGGCGGCTTCATCTACGCCGACGGGCCCCTTGCCGGCCGCAACGTCGGCGGGATTGAGGGCCAGACCACGGCAGGAGTCCAATCGATCCGCCTCGAGCCTGGCACCTTCCCCAAGCTGCCGCCTGGTTACAAGATCGAGTTTGCCAAGACCACCGACGTCGGCAACAACTATCTGGAGTTCATCCGCGTCCAGTTCCGCATCATTGCCAAGGGCCTTGGCATCACCTACGAGCAGCTGACCGGCGACCTGACCGGCGTCAACTACACCTCGCTCCGGGCCGGGCTGATCGAGTTCCGCCGCCTCTGCGAAACGCTGCAGGCCCGCACCCTGATATTCCAGTTCTGCCGCCCGGTGATCAACCGCTGGACCCGCACCGCCATCCTGACCGGCGCGGCCCGGACAATCCCGGTGGCCGAATACCTCGCCAACCCCCGCCGCTTCCAGCGGGTGCAGTGGAACCCGGACGGCTGGGACTTCACCGACCCGGTCAAGGATCGCGTCGCCCTCAACCTCGACCTGCGCTATGGCCGCGATTCGCGGATGAACCAGGTCAGCCGGATGGGCCGCAACGTCGAGGACGTCGACCGCGAGAACAGGACCGACCAGAACCGCGCCGCCGGGATGGGGCTGATGTACGACGCCTATCCTGCCCAAGTCAACCAGGCCGGAACGCTGCAGGCCGAACAGAAGATTATCGATGATTCCCTGGAGGACACGTTATGAGCCTGCCGCACATCATTTCCGCCATCGTCAACACCCCGCTGTTTATCGCCCCGGCAAAGCTGGCGGCGGTCATGGAGGTGTTGAATAACCGGGCCGGGCTCTGCTTCCCCACCAAGATGCTCGGTCCGATCGCTCCGGAGATGGAGGCGCAGGCCATGCAACCGAAACGGGAAGCGGCAACCGCCGGCGAACGGATTGAAGTGGTTGGCATGATCGGTTCGCTGGTTGCCCGCAACGCCGGGTTCGACGATTTTTCCGGGCTGCGCTCCTACCGTACCATGCAACACGAGATCAGGCAGCTGCTGGCAGATGACAACGTTGGCGGCATCCTCATCGATGCCGACACCTTCGGCGGCACCGCCGCCGGGATCGACCGCTTCGCCCGCTTCCTGCGCCAGGCCCAGGAACAGAAACCGATCTACGCGGTGGTAGACCTCAACTGCTACTCAGCCGGCTACTACGCCGCCGCCGCCTGCACCAGGGTGCTGCTGACCGATAAGGCCTCGGCCGGAGTCGGATCGATCGGCTGTATCGCCATCTGGCGCGGCCAGGCGAAGGCCGATGCCCAGGACGGCTACGACTACGAGGTATTCAGCTTCGGCGCCAAGAAGGCCGACTTCAACCCCCACGCCGAACTTGACGACCGGATGCGGCGAGAGATCCAGGAATCGGTCAACGCCTATGGCCTGCAGTTTGCCGAGGCGATGGCCGAATTCCGCGGGCTGAAACTTGAGGAGGTGCTGGCCATGGAGGCCGGCGCGTTCACGGGCCAGGCGGCGATCGATGCCGGGCTGGCCGACGGCATCGCGACGTTCGATGAGGCCGTGGAAATGCTGGCCGACGAGATCGAGCGGCGAACCTATAAGCCGGGGTCTGTCCCCGGGAAACTGGAGACAGGAGGATACGATATGGCAATGACCACCAAGGAACGATTTGCGGCCCTGCTGCAGAATGAAGACGGCCCGCAGGCCCTNGCCGAACTGGGCTACGTNCAGCCNGAGGCCGNCGCNGAACCGGCCCGCGCCGAAGGCTACAAGGAAGGCCACGCCGCCGGGATGAAGCAGGCCCTCGATGTGGCGCAGATCTGCGAGNTGGGGGGAACCGGCAGCGATGTCTGCGCGCAGCTGCTGCTTCAGGGNGCCGATATTGAGGCCGCCCGCACCACCGTGCAGGAACTGCGGGCGACGCAGTCGCGCCGGACGCTGACCCGCTCGACCATCAGCACCGATGCCGGGGACGGCAAGCACCCGCTCGTGGCCGCCTGCGAGGCGCTGGGAGCGAAGGTATAACCGATCCGGGCGGCTGACCGTCCGGACAGTTCGGCCGCCGACCAGGGGCCGCAGACTGAAGAACAACCAAGGAGACCGACATGACAGAATTGACCGAACCGAACACCCTGGGAGACGGCATCCGCTGGGAACAGTCGAACGACTACTCCAGGGAAAAAGTAACCGTGAAGAGCGGCGAGGACCTGTCCCTGCTGGAAGTGGTTGGCAAGATGCTGGTCGCCGTCCCGACCACCGGCACCGCCGGCACCAATACCGGTAACGGCACCTGCGGATCCGTAGCAGGCGGCGCCAGAACCATTCCCGAGACCTGGACGCTCACCTGCGTCACCGCCGCCACCAACGCCGGCAAGTTCTCGGTTATCGGCAGCGTCACCGGCAGGATCGCCGATGCCACCGTTGCCGTGGCCTACGCCAGCAGCCTCATCAACTTCACCATCGCCGACGGCTCCACCGATTTTGCCGTCGGTGACAGCTTCACCATCGCCGTGGCCGCCGGTTCCGGCGAAGTCGCCGCCCTCGATCTCGACGGGGTTGACGGCACTAACCGGGCTGCCGGGATCATGGTTGCCGCTGCCGATGCTACCGCCGCCGCAGTGGCAGGCGCCGCCATCGTCCGCGATGCGATGATCGATCCGGACAATCTGGTGTGGCCGACCGGCATCTCCGCCGACCAGAAGGCCGCCGCCCTGGCTGACCTCGCGGCCCTGGGAATCGTCGCCATCGAAACCGCATAACCGCTCACGAATCGCCCGACCGTAACGGGGCCGGGCCCCTTGCCGGCCCCGCCGGACGAACCAACTCTACGGAGGAACACCATGGCTGGAGAATTGATTATCAACCCGTTCGACGCGAGCGGATACGACATGGCGACCATGACCACCGCCGTCAACCTGATCCCGAACATGTACGGGCGGGTGCGGCAGCTCGGTCTGTTCGTCCCCGAACCGGTGCGCACCCGCACCATCATCGTCGAGGAGGTCAACGGCCTGCTCACCCTGCTGCAGAGTCAGCCTGTCGGCGCCCCGGCACCCAGGGCCAAACACGGCAAAGGCAAGCTGCGCTCGTTCGTCATCCCGCATATCCCCTACGAGGACCGCATCCTGCCCGAGGACATCCAGGGCCAGCGCGACCCCGGCACGGTCGAACCGAAGGTGCTGCAGACGGTGATGACCCGCCGCCTCACCGATATGCGCGGCAGCCACGCCATTACCGAGGAGCACCTGATGTGCGGCGCCGTCAAGGGCATCATCCTCGATGCCGACGGCTCCACTCTTTATAACCTCTATACCGAGTTCGGCATCACCCAGAAGACGGTGGCCTTCGCCCTGGCCACCGATGCCACCCAGGTCGGCGACAAGTGCCGCGAGGTTGTACGCCATATCGAGGACAACCTGCAGGGCGACGTCATGACCGGGGTCCACTGCCTGTGCGGTGAGACCTGGTTCGACAAGCTGATCCGGCATCCCAATGTCGAAAAGCTGTTCATCAACCACGTCCAGGCTCTCGAGCTGGCCGGCCGCTCTGTCGATCCCCGCAAGGGCTTCAACTTCGGCGGCATCACTTTCGAGGAGTACCGGGGAAAGGCAACCGATCCTGCCACCGGATCCGCCCGCGCATTCGTCGCTGCCAGCGAGGCCCATTTCTTCCCGGTCGGGACGATGAACAGCTTCAGGATCCATTACGCCCCGGCCAACCACATGGAGACCGTCAACACCTTCGGGCAGCCGGTCTACGCCTGGCAGACCATGGACCAGAAAGGCCGCTGGGTCGACGTCAACACCGAGTCAAACCCGCTGCCGCTGTGCCGTCGGCCGGCGCTGCTGGTCAAGGGCACCACCAACTAAGGGGCCTGAAACGTGACCGCCCGTACCGAAGCCATCGCCGCCCTGCAGGGGGCAATCGATCCTGCCGTCCTCGGTCAGAGCGTGATCGTGGAAGGGGTGGCAATCAGCGCCGTCAAGCGCACCNTGAGCCAGGAGGAGGCCGCGTTCTTCGGNGCCCCCNNCCTGGCTGTCGAAGGGATGCGGCTGACCTTCGACCCGGCCGCCCTCGGTTTNGAGCTGGCGTTCGGGACGGCCTGCACGGTGGACGGCGTTGAATACGAGGTGCGTCAGGTCGACAAACCGGCGGGCAACCGCCGGGTAACCTTTATCCGTTACCTGAGCTGATGGCCGAACCGTTCTTTTCCGTCACCATCGATCGCGCCGACATCGAACGGATGACCGCCATGGCTCACGCCACGGACGGTCAGATCGAGCGGGCGCGGATACGGGCGTTGCGCAAGGTGCAGAAGCCGATCGAGCGGGCCATCATGCAGGCGGCATCGAAGAAGCTGCGCATTCCGCAGAAGGCTATTGCCGATCGGTTTTTCTCCGATGCCATAGGAGAAGGCGATACGGAACTGCGGGTATGGATCGGGACCTGGGCGCTCTCGCCATTTTCTATCGGCTCCCCGCGCCAGAGCAAGACCGGGGTCAAGGCAGGCAGCCGGTTCTATCGCGGGGCATTCATCGGCTCGGTCTACACCATGGAGGAAAAGGTATGGATCCGGCTGCGCTCGCCCCACTACTCCAGCGAGCTGTACCCAACCCGCACCCGGCCCGGTGATCGGGGCATGGCCCACAACCACCGTTTCCCGGTGGTGCGGGCCGCCGTCCCGATCGACGGCGTTGTCGCCGAGGTGCTGCAGAGCGACGGGCAGGTCTTCGCCGACCGGTTCATGCAGATCTTCAAGCAGGAACTGAACTATGAAGTCAACGTCAGGGGGCGGGCATGAACGGATTACGGGCAGCCCTGGTGAGTCGGTTCGAGGAGTTGACCGGCGAGCTGCTGTTTCATCACAAGCCGGACGCGAGCGCTGATCCCACCGCTGCGCCGCAGGTCATCAACGGTTCGCTGGAGCCGCCCCGGGCCGGCAGCTGGGAAGAGGCCGCCGATTANCCGTTCATCCGGGTGGCGCTCTATACCGGATCGTTCTGCGCCCGGATGCCGCTCAAGTGCGAGGCGGTTGCATACGCCGGGATCTGGACGCCGGGGACGGTGCAGGACGGCGACAACGACATCTTCACCCTGCTGACCGCGATGGGCGGCATCGTCGAACAGCCGCGCTTCACGCCCTGGCTGCTCTCCGAGGTGGTGCATTGGACGGTGGGGTTGCAGGACAAGGGCCTGGAGGGAATGCAGCGGCACCCGTTCCACTACGGCGCCCTGTTCATGGAGTTTACCGCGTCACGCGGGGCCAGCCGATAACGGCAGATTGACCGGGCGGCCCGCGGCCGGACCGGAACGAAGAGGAGGAAACTACGATGAGTACCCCAAGGGCTGTACGATTTGTCGGCTCGATCTATTTTGGACTGCTCGACGCCAACCGCGCCCTGGTCGCAGGCTACCAGAAGGCCGGCAACGCCTACCCGCTGTCGCTCAAGGTCGATACCGAGCAGAAGACGATGATCTCGGCGATGCGCGAGAACGCCGGCCAGACCCTGTGGTCCGACACCAGGATCACCGGGATCACCGGTTCCATGACCCTGCGCGAGATCATCGCCCAGACATTCGCCTGGCTGGTGTCCGGCACCGCCACGGCGATGACCGGGGCCGGCGGCACGGTATCGGCAGAAGCCGTCACCGCCGTCGTCGATGCCTACGCCAGACTTGCCCATT